GATTAGAGGCGGTGAGGTTCAGCATACGGGTGTTATTCCTTTCCTTAAGAAATTTGAAGCGACGGTTAAATGCTGTACGCAAAATGGAGTACGAGGAGGATCAGCTACCGTTCACTTCCCTATTTGGCACAAAGAAATAGAAGACATCATTGTCTTAAAAAATAATAAAGGTACCGAAGATAATAGAGTTAGAAAATTAGATTACTCTATTCAGTTATCAAAATTATTTTATGAAAGATTTATCAAAGACGAAGATATAACATTATTTTCACCACACGAAGTACCAGAGTTATATGAGGCTTGGGGTACTGATAAGTTTGATGAGCTGTATGAAAAAGCAGAGAGAAAAACTAGTGTGTGGAAAAATAAAGTAGGTGCTCAGGAGTTATTCTTTGACATATTAAAAGAAAGAGCAGAAACAGGTCGTATCTATATAATGAACATTGACCACTCAAACGACCACTCATCTTTTAAAGACAGAATATTAATGTCTAATTTATGCCAAGAGATAACTCTACCTACTGATCCTATTCAACATATTGATGGTGAAGGTGAAATAGCTTTATGTATTTTATCTGCTATTAATGTTGGTAAGATTAACAATAGAGATGAATTAGAACCTCTTTGTGATCTTGCAGTAAGAGCATTAGATGAAATTATAGATCATCAAAAATATCCTATTGTAGCTGCTGAAGTATCTACAAAGGCAAGAAGAAGTTTAGGTATTGGTTATATAGGTCTTGCTCATTATCTTGCTAAAAAAGGATACAAATATAATCAGAAACTTGCATGGCGACAAGTTGATAAATTGACAGAAGCGTTTCAATTTTATTTGTTAAGTGCAAGTGTAGAGGTCGCAAAAGAAAAAGGTAAGTGCGACTATTTTGATAAGACAAAATATGCAGATGGCATATTACCTATTGATACATATAAAAAAGATGTTGATGAATTAGTAAAAAGAGATTATAGTTACGATTGGGAATGGTTGAGAAAAGAAATAAAAGAACATGGATTAAGACATAGTACATTATCAGCACAAATGCCTAGTGAGTCTTCATCTATTGTTTCTAATGCAACTAATGGTATTGAACCACCAAGAGATTATTTAAGTATTAAAAAAAGTAAAAAAGGTCCTTTAAAACAGATAGTGCCTGATTATCAAAGATTAAAAAATAATTATACACTATTATGGGACATGCCTAATAATGAAGGTTATATAAATGTAGTTGCAGTTATGCAAAAGTATTTTGACCAGGCAATTTCAGGTAACTGGTCATATAATCCTGAACATTACGAGAATGGTGAAGTGCCAATATCAGTAATGGCTCAAGACTTGTTGAATACTTACAAGTATGGTTGGAAAACTTCATACTATCAAAACACATATGATAGTAAAAAAGATGAAGATGAACCAACTCATCCTGTAGGATTCCATGATAATGTACCTGAAGAAAAGAAAGAGGAAGAAAATCCAGAAGATTGTGATTCTTGTACAATATAATGGTTGATTATAACAAAATAGAAAAAGATAACAAAGATATAATGACTCGTATGCACCCAGCAGTAATGATACCAGGTTTTTTTATTGGGTTTATGGCACTTGCAGGTTGTTTATTTAAAGGATACATGGGATGGTAATATGAACTTTGTAGCAAATATACCTTATATAAAATGTTGGGTTAGAAAAGAATACTTACATGATTTACATAAAGGTCATGGTGAGTTTGTAGAATGTGTTTTACTTGCTGTTAAATCTATGCAAGGCAGAGCATTAATGTTTGAAGCATACATGCCAGATTATGGCGCTTGTTTTGATAAGTTTCCTTTATCTGCTTTTGTATGGAAAAAAGATATTAAAGAAGAAGAGCAATTATCTTTAGGCTTAATATCTTTATGGGATGGATTTTCATATGACATACAAGTTTGGTCTAAAAGACTATTAAAAAATTGTGATGTACAAATAATGTTAAAAGGTGGTAAGAGAATGGGTGGTGAATATTTGTTTACAATAGATAGTACCCATAGTGATCCTAATATTATAAATACATCTGTATCCGAAGTACCAGCTGAACACAAACAACATAATTTTGGTAAACTAGATAATGGACAATTCTTTGCTCAACCAAATAATAGAATGCTGTGGTTTGAACAATCGTTAACACCTAAAGATTTAAAGATACCTGACTTTCAGGTTTCAACTAGATACTTCTTTAGTGAACAGGAAGAGAAGTGGGCATTTGGTGATACTAATGATTTCTTTTATAAAGAAAAAGAAAGATTTAATGAAACAAATAGAGATACAAGTAACGACCCATTTAAGGGTACATCAATAGAAGGAAAAGATTAATTGAAAACCGTATTTAACAAAGAAAAAAAATTAGACGCAACTAAACAACCTATGTTTTTTGGTGATGATTTAGCAGTACAAAGGTATGATACATTTAAATATCCTTTGTTTGATAAATTAACTCAACAACAATTAGGTTATTTCTGGCGACCAGAAGAGGTATCTTTACAAAAAGATAGAAATGATTATAGTCAATTATCTGAAGGTCAAAAGTTTATATTTACATCTAATTTAAAATACCAAACTATGTTAGATAGCGTACAAGGTAGAGGACCATGTCTTGCGTTTTTACCTTTTGTATCTTTACCTGAATTAGAAGGTTGTGTTGTCACTTGGGATTTTATGGAGACAATACACAGCCGATCTTACACATACATTATAAAAAACTTATACTCTGACCCTAGTGATGTTTTTGATACAATCATTGAAGATCAAAAAATAGAAAAGAGATCAGAGTCAGTAACCGATAAGTATGATAAGTTAATTGATTTAGGTTACAAATATAAATTAGATCCTAAATCTGTTGACATGTATGAATTAAAGAAAAGATTATGGCTCGCTTTAGTTACGGTTAATATATTAGAAGGCCTAAGATTTTATGTATCATTTGCTTGTTCATTTGCATTTGGTGAATTAAAACTTATGGAAGGCTCTGCTAAAATATTATCATTAATTGCTAGAGATGAAAGTCAACATCTTGCAGTATCGCAAAGAATAATTAATAATTATAGAAATTATGAAAAAGATAAAGTTATGGATAAAGTAATTAAAGATACTGAGGAAGAAGTTTATAAATTATATGATGAGGCTGTACAAGAAGAAAAAAGGTGGGCAACTTACCTATTTTCAAAAGGTAGTATGATAGGTTTATCAGAAAAACTATTACATCAATATGTAGAATACATAGCAAATAGAAGAATGAGAGCAATAGGATTAGAACCTAAATATGAACAATCAATAAATACAAATCCATTACCATGGACTGAACATTGGTTGAATAGCAGATCATTACAAAATGCACCACAAGAAACAGAGATTGAGTCTTATGTCATTGGTGGTGTAAAACAAGATGTTAAGAAAGATCAGTTTAAAACTTTCAAACTATAATGACAAATCAGACAAAACTTAAATGTCACCATTGTGACGCAGAATATTTTATAAAGTGGGATGATGAGGATATTGAACCTACTACTTGTCCTTTTTGTGGGGCAGAGTCTTTAATAGAAGAAGAAGACGCTGTATTTGATAATGAAGAAAACGAAGACGATTGGAATTGATTATAGTTTAAGTAGTCCTGCAATATGTGTGTGTAAAGGACCATTTAAATTAAGTAATTGCAAAATATATTATTTAACAAATGTAAAAAAATATGAGGGTGATTTTTATAATGGTAAAATAAATGGCAGATTTCATCTACCCTATACCACCGAGACACAGCGACACGACCAAATTTCAGATTGGGCGATGTCTATTATTGATACTGCTATTGGTAATATTTTTATAGAAGGTTATTCATTTGGTAGTAAAGGCCTTGTTTTCAATCTAGCAGAAAACATGGGAGCTCTCAAACATAAACTATACAAACTCAATAAAAGATTTGAAAGTATTGTGCCTGGTCAGGTTAAGAAGAATGCTACAGGTAAAGGTAATGCCGATAAATTAAAAATGTATGAGCAATTTGTAAAAGACACAGGCGTTGATCTAATGAAAGAGTTTGACCAATCTAAACTAAACAATCCAGTGACAGATATAGTTGACGCTTACTATGTTGCAAAGGCAGGTTATGATACAAGGTAAAGCAAGTCAAGTATTCATAAATGGCGATAACGTACTAAAAGTATTTGACAAAACACAGAGTAAAGGATATAGAGGTAGTGGTAAACAATCATACCAGAGAGAAAAAGAATGTTTAAAAAGATTAGAAGGTAATAAACATTTTCCTCAAATTATAAAATGTGATGATGATAAACTAACAATAGAGATGACCTATTGTGGTGAAATATTTCCTTATGATAATAAACCAAGACCTGAATTACTAAGCCAAGCATGGGAAATATCAGAGGCACTAGACAACGCTAACATAAAGTTATATGGTGGTACCCTACAAAAAAATAATATATTATTGCATGAAGGTATAATAAAATTAGTTGATTTTGAATACGCATTACCAGAGGGTAGTGATTTAGAAATGAAGAAAGATTTTGTTAATCATATAAGAAGACATTGGGATCAAACCGTATTTGAAAATAGACTAAAAATATTACTAGTTAATGGCACGTTAATGACTAAAAAGAATCGAACTAAATATCCAGAGGAATTAAGAAAGGCAGATAACATGGTAAAAAATGAATGGAACAATTATCAAAAATCAAATGTTGGTAATAGTGCGAAGTGGCGAATAGAAAATTTAGATTTAAGACAATACGCAGGAAAAGATAAAACACTTATAGACCTAGGTGCTAATCATGGTGAGTTTGGTGTGGAGTTAGCAAAAGATTTTAAACATATAACATCATTAGAACCATTTGTACAAGCACCAGAGTTACCAGAGAATGTGACGTGGGTTGCAAAAGGTTTTAAAGATTATGTGACCGAGAATACAGATACCTTTGATGTTGTATTTTCTTTTGCTATGACAATACAAGTTAGAGATAATGATAAGTTAGATGAGAACGCAATAGCAAATGGTCACTATCATATGACAAAAGATGGTGGCATAATGATATACGAAACACAAAAGTTAGAAGGCAGACCTTTAAATCAATCACATGTAGATAAAATGTTATCAGCATTTAGAGAGAAGTACGGACAAGAGATTAAGTCAGGTGTAGCTAGACAATCAGGTAAAAGACAATATTATATATTTAAAAAATGATTTATTTGTTTTCTACGAAGTGGGCAACAGACCAATTCATACAAGGGTTTGCTAAAAAACAAGAGCATAAGTTTTTTACAAGTAAAGAGAAACCTGGTCCCAATGATAGTATTGCAGCCGATAGATTTTATAGATTTTACTGGCCCGAATGGGATAATAAATTAGAAAATGTAGAGGTTGCTTTTCAAGGCATAATAAGAAATACACACGAAATATATCAAAAGTGTTTAGAAACAAATACAAAGTTTTATTACTTTGACCAACCATATTTCTTTGCAAGTAATTATGTGCCACACAAACACTTCGGTGATATATGGTATAGAATTATTGTTAACAATACACAAAAAAATTTCATAAGTAAATCACAAAAATATGAAGATAGATATAAAGAGATAAGAAAAAACTCATATGAAGAAACAGAATTAAAAGACTGGCGAACTAAAGGCGATCATATAGTTGTAATACCACCTAGTTATCATACAGCAAGATGGTATGGTATTGATAGACACGAATGGGTAAATCAAATAGTCAACAAACTAAAAGAACATACAGACAGAGAAATAAAAGTAAGATTTAAATATGTTGATAATGCCGAATGGGGACAAAAGGTTATGAAACCGTTGCACGAAGATTTAAAGAACGCATGGGCAATGGTGTCATGGCACTCAATGTGTGCTGTAGAATCAGTTGTTAGAGGTATACCTAGTTTTACTAGTGAACACTCTCCTGCTAAACCTGTTAGTCTGAACCTATCACATTTAGATTGTATAGAAGAACCATATATGCCAGACAGAGAACAATGGCTATATTCACTATTGGGTGCTCAATTTAAATTAGAAGAAATGAAAAGTGGGTACGCATATAAATTTTTACAGGATGAGAAATGATTAAAAAACTAATACAAAAAATAAAGAACTGGTTTACAAAAAAGAAAACAAAAGACGAAGACCCATTTTTATACGAATGAGATATTTAGGAATCAATTGTTTAAACCATGACGCAGCTATGGCTATAGTTGAAGATGATAAAATCATTTGGGCTGCTCATGCTGAAAGATACTCACAAGTTAAGAACGATAAGTTTTTAAATTTAGATATAGTGAGTGAGGCACACATGAATGGTCCTTGGGATTGTGTAGTTTACTTTGAGAAACCTATACTTAAAAAGGCAAGACAAATATACGCTACTCAATATAGTAAAGCATTTGATTACAAGAAACTACCATCTGTATATCTAAAACAATTTAATATTAAGATTGATGAATATGTATCTCACCATGAGTCACATATGGCTGGTGGATACTATACAGCACCATTTGATGACGCTAATATATTGACGATAGACGCAATAGGAGAGTTTGAAACTATAACAATATGGGACAACACTAAAAAGATTTACTCAAAAAGATATCCTTATTCAATAGGATTATTATACTCAGCAATAACAGATAGAATAGGACTAAAAGCAAACGAAGAAGAATATATTACAATGGGTATGGCTGCTTATGGCAAACCTAATTATACGACAGCAATTAAAAAATTATTAAAGACTAATTTACATAAAGGTTGTAAAGATTTTTTACCTTGGGCAAAACCATATGATCTGGCTGCTTCAGTACAAAAAGTTTATGAAGAATTATTATTAGAACTTATTAACAAATATTGTAAGAAAGATAATCTAATATTAAGTGGTGGTTGTGCTTTAAATTGTGTTGCAAATAGTTTGATAAAAAAGAACATATGGATAATGCCAAACCCTGGCGATAGTGGTTCAGCATTAGGTTGTATACCTGCTGTTAGTAAAAAGAAACTTAAATGGGAAGGACCTTTTTTAGGTACAAATATTGAAGGTGAATATCCAGTAGATAACATTATTAAAGAACTAGTTAGAAATGACATAGTTGGTGTTGCAAATGGTAGAGCAGAGTATGGACCTAGGGCACTAGGTAACAGATCATTACTTGCTGATCCAAGAGGTGATGAGATAAAAGATAAAGTAAATCAGATAAAGAAAAGACAAAAGTTTAGACCGTTTGCGCCAGCAATATTAGAGGAAGATGTACACCATTATTTTACTATGCCAGTTAGAACAAGTCCTTATATGCAATTTGTGGCAAAGTGTAAACACCCACATGAGTTTCCTGCTATTGTACACGCAGATGGTACTAGTAGGGTTCAGACCGTAAGTGAGAAAGACAATTCAGGTTTCTACAATCTACTTAAAACATGGAAAGATAAGACAGGCTGTCCTATGTTATTAAACACGTCACTAAATATAAAAGGTAAACCGATGGTGAATAATAGATTTCATGCTGATAAATTTGAGAAGGAATATAATGTCAAAGTTGTATAATTTAGGTTGTAGTGTATCATATGGTAATTGTGCGAGTGAACTTAACACACTAATAGATGAGCATAAATCCACGTCAACATATATTGCTGATTTCAATAATTTAGAAGAAGTTAACTATGCAAGTCCAGGTGCAGGTATAGATACCGTTGTTAGAAGATTGATGACTTATGATTTTGAAGATGGTATATACATGATAGGTTTATCACACCCAGCAAGATTTCAATATGTATCTACAAGAGAGAAAAGATATAGAACTAAAAGAAAAGCATTTAGTAAAGGACCAGAACTACCTATTGATTACTTTGAAACAAAAAAGTGGAATGATATAGACTTTAAAAATTATGATATGAGAGAACAATTAGCATACCACTCATACAAAAATATATTACTAATTCAAAAGTTATTACAAGGTAAGAAGTATTTTATGTATAATACTATTAATGGTATAATGAAATACGATCCTAAAAATTGGGAAGTTATAAAATTAAGAGAACAAATAGATACTACATATTATTATCAACCTGAATATAGTTTATTTGAATTTACACTAACTAATAAAGAGTATCAGGTCGCAGACGAAGATCAACACACAAACCATATGGGTATGCTAACATATGCTAAAGAATTACAAGGGTGGTTAAATGTACACAAAATTATATGAAAGTTTAAGTAAGGCTACTAGAGAAGACACACCATGGGAATACTTTACCATAGGTCAAGTGTTGACACAGCAACAAATACAAGAAATAAAGAGGGCAGATATAGATAGAGCCGATGTATTACACGATGGCACCAGATCTGGTTATAAAGATGGTGTAGCAAAACAGAATGATAAGTTTAGAGAATATGTCACAAAAGAAAACTGGCGAAAGTATCCTGAATTAACAAACTTAATAAGAGAATTACAAAGTGAACCTATAAGAGAGATGATAGCAAAGATGGTAGGTAATGATAATAACTTTGAGGGTTCATATGTTAGATTAGAGGTGTTAAATGACACTCAAGGCTTCTGGTTAAAACCACATTGTGATATACCAGAGAAGTTAATATCAAGCCTCATATATATTAATGACACTGCTGAAGATATAAGTTTAGGTACTGACTTATATAATGAGCAGTTAGAACTAAAACACACGGTACCTTTTTGGCATAACTTTGGTTATATCTTTCATGGCCCTAATAAATGGCATGGTATGGAGAAGGGCAAGTCAATAAGAACCGAGCGAAGGGGGATACAAATTAATTATGTCACATTTGAAACAGATTGGAAGGTACAATGAACGAACAAGAACAACAAAAATTATTAACAGAGATTAAAAGATTAGAGGGCACATATCTAGGCCCACAAAACTTTGAACAATATAAAAATTACTGGTTGCCTGATTACATAGTAAAAGAAAGCACAAATGTTTTATCTTTAGGTGTACATAGAGATGTGGGTTTTGAACAAGCCATGTTAAAAGATAATCCTAATTTAAACATACATTGTTATGATCCTACACCTGATAGTGTTAAATTATTTGAAACAGAGTTTGAGGGTAAAAAGAATATGACCTTTCATCAAGTTGCATATGCAAAAGACAATGGTAAGATGAAATTTTATTATGACAAAAATGATCTGTCTAAATGTTATTCATTATTACCTTTACCTCAATTTGGTGAGAACCCAGCTCACATAGAAGTAGATTGTAAGAACTTGAAGACCATTATGCAAGATGATATGCCTAAAGTAGATATTATCAAAGCAGATATAGAAGGTGTATGGTGGGATTTTTGCAGAGAGATTATTGACAACGATATAGACTTTAAAGCTTTACTCATAGAGTTTGAAGTTAAACTTATAGATAATGAGGAGAGTCTAAAACAATATGAACAGATATTAAAAGATTTAAATTACAAGTATGAATGTTTTTTAAATAGACCTAGAAATAAATGTTTAAGTGAGGCAATAATATTAAAAGGTAGATAAATGATTTTAGTTTATGAGGCGTCTGCTACAGCAGAACATGACAAACAATTATTAAGAGATTTTCAACAAAAGATACCTGGATCAAAGATGACAAATTCAGAGGTGTATCAAAAATGTAATGTTGCTGTAATCTTTGGCTCTTGGAAGAAGTTATCTAAAAAAGATTATAAGTGGGATAGAGCACCACATCACATATTAAAAAATGACATTGTGAAACAACATGGTAGAAAACCTATTGTCATAATAGAAACACCATTACTAGGAAGAACTATTGGTAGAAGACATAATTATTATCGAGTTGGTTTGAATCATTATCTTAATAATCTAGCAGAGTTTAATAATAAAGATTGTAAGCCAGATAGATTTATGAAACTAGGTTTAACAATTAAACCTTGGCGAACAAAAGGCGATCACATATTAGTGCTAGGTCAAAATCTAAATGACGCTTCTCTTTTAGGTGCAGATATGGATTTATGGTCAACTACAACCATAAGACATTTATTAAGAATTACAAAACGACCTATTGTTTTTAGAGATCATCCAGAGAATGGTAATAAAATAAAGGAGGTTATAAGTAGAAACTTCCATGATACTAAACAAGTTAAATATGACGAGAATGTGTCTATAAAAGATAGTTTACAGAATGCTCATTGTTGTGTAGCATACACCTCAGGCAGTAGTTTAGACGCAATCCTAGACGGTGTGCCAGTCATCCCTACTAGTCAATACAACTTTGTATGGGAAATATCATCTCATAGTTTAAACGATATTGAGTATCCTAAAATGGGCAAAAGAGAACGATTATTATGTAATCTAGCATATGCTCAATGGAGTGTACAAGAAATACAACAAGGCAAACCTTGGGAACATTTATATGAATATATTAGTAGTCACAACATTTAATAACAAACTAGAGTCAGCCTACGCTCATAGATTTAGAGAAACCTACAACTGGCCTTTTCAACTAAAAGTTTATAATGAAGATTTAGGTATGTATGCTCAAATACCTGAACTAAAAGAATTTGTAGATAGAAATAAAGATAGACATAAGTTTACAAGTTATGAAGAAAAAAATAATGATTATAGAACAGATGGCGTTAGATTTTGTTATAAAGTTTATGCCTATACAGACGCAATATTACAAGCAAGTAATGCCTATAATGGTATAATCTGTATAGACGCAGATAGTGTATTTTATAAACCAATAGATGGTGATTGGATTAGTAAACATATTCATAGAGATGATTGTATGATGACTCATTTAGGTAGACCTAGTTATAGTGAATGTGGTTTTTTATATTTTAACATGTCGCATCCTGAAACTAAAAATTATGCTAGAGCTATGCAAGAGATGTACAATAAAGATTTAATCTACAAAGAAAAAGAACAACATGACTCATACATATGGGATGTTGTTAGAAAAAGATTTGAAGTAAAAGGCGTTAAGAATCATAATATAGGTGACAATAAGGAAGGCCATGTACAAGCAAGATCAGTATTAGGTCCTATATACGATCACACAAAAGGTAATAGAAAATTATCAGGAAAAAGTCCAGAGGCAAGAGTTGATTGAAATAATTAATACTTCTATTTCTAATAAAACTAATAAACAAGTAATAGAATATTTAACTTTTAGTACACAATGGATGTTTGCTTATGATGGTAAGACAGGAGAAAGTGAAAAAAAAAATTTAATTGATAATATATCAAAAGAAAATGGTAATAACGCAGGTTTTATGTTTAAATCATATTCTGTTCAACATGATTATACAGCAGATGCTTTTTTAAATAATTTTGCTTTGCATGTTAAAGATATTTGTACTAAACAAAGTAAAAAAAAAATAGGAGAAATAATTAGAATTTATTGGAATATGTATGTGCCATCTTCAAAAATGGATTATCATTTAGATATGCCAAAAGGAAATAATTGTGTAAGTATTATCTATAACTTACATAGTAACGATGGTGGTACAGATTTTAAAAATAATAAAATAATAAAGAGTAAAGAAGGGCAAGCTATAGTTTTTAATAGTGATAGTTTACATAAAGGTATATCTTCAAAAATTATACCTGTTAGGTATGCTTTAAACATAGTTTGTAAAGCAAATGATTAGAATTTTTATAGGTTATGATGAGGGTGAAAAGATTGCTTTTCATGTTCTATCAGAAAGTATTAGAAGATTATCAAGTGAACCAGTAAGTATTATACCACTAGATTTAAACACAATTAAAAATCATTTTAAAAGAGATAAACAGGATAATCAATCTACTGAATTTGCTTTTAGTAGATTTATGGTTCCTTATCTATCTAACTATGAGGGTTGGTCAATCTTTATGGATTGTGATATGATGGTTAGAACTGATATTAATACTTTGTGGAATATGAGAGATGATAATTACGCTGTTATGTGTGTACAACATGATTATGAACCAAAACAAAATGTTAAGTTTAGAGGTGCAAAAAACGAAAAGTTTCCTAAAAAAAACTGGTCATCAATGATGTTAATGAATAATGCAAAGTGCAAATTACTAACACCTGAATATGTTAGAACTGCTAGTGGTTTAGAACTACATCAATTTAAATGGTTAAGTGATGACAAACAAATAGGTAGAATACCTAAATCTTGGAATTGGTTAGTAGGAGAATATGAATACAATGTTATGGCAAATAATGTACACTTCACACTAGGTGGTCCTTACTTTAAAGAATATAAAAATTGTGATTATTCACATGAGTGGTTTACTTTATATGATGATACAATAAAAATAGATTTATGATAATAACACACGATATACCATGGGATAAATGTTTATCTAAACAACTATGGCCTGCTATTCAAAAAGGTTGGCAAGATACTCAAATGAGACCTATACATTTTTTTTGGGGACTTGCAGGTAAAAATATAACACTTATAAAAGGTTGCATTGAAAGAAACGAAGAATGGTGGTATGTAGATAATGGTTATCTAACTCAACAGATAACAAGATATCCTGAACCTAAAATACATGATTATAATAAAACTTATTTTAGAATAGTTAAAGGCGGTCTTCATACTAAA